ACTCTGGTCTGCAAAATCTGCGACAAGGTAGATACGTTTTCTTCTTTGGGGAACGCCCCACCATTGTGCATCAAAAACTCGATACGCGACGCTCCATCCGTCTCCCACGTAGTAGTCAGCGTCGGGCCATCCTTTCTTCTCAGGCGCAGGCACCGAGGCGGACGGTTCTTTAACACCGATGACGGCTTCGAGGACTGCTTTGAAGTCCTGTCCTTTGTTTGAGGAGAAGGCCCCTGGCACATTCTCCCACACGATAAATCTTGGTTTTTCACCATTGGTCTTACACCTCATTTCCTTCACGATTCGGATTGCTTCGTAAAACAGGCTGGACCGTGAACCATCCAGACCGTCCCGCTTACCCGCGATGGACATATCCTGACAGGGACTGCCAAAAGTGATGATGTCTACAGGAGGTAGGTCTGCACCGCTGATAGTAGACACATCTCCATAATGCTTCACCTGCGGCAGACGCTTGGTCGTGACCCGGATGGCAAACGGCTCAATCTCACTGCTCCACACCGGAGTGATCTGCCCGGTCAAAAGCCCACCCAATGGAAAACCCCCGGAGCCATCAAAGAGGCTGCCGAGGGTCAGCTGTTTATTCTCCATCAGCGACCTCCCTTTCCGGCTCAAAGGTCGCCACTTCCTCGAACTTCAGCTTCTGACTGTCACGGATGACATACACACCATCGTAGTGACCCTCGCTGTGTTCGATATAACGCTTCACGATCACATCCACGAACTTCGGGTCCAGCTCGATGCCTCGGCACACACGGTCGGTTTCTTCGCAGGCGATCAGGGTAGAACCGCTGCCAAGGAACGGATCTAGGATGATGCCGTTGGTCATGGTAGAATTTCGGATCGGATAGCTCATCAGGCCGATGGGCTTCATGGTCGGATGGTCCTTGTTGGACTTCGGCCGGTCATACTCCCAGATGGTCGTCTGCTTTCGGTCGGAATACCACTGGTGCTTCCCCTTCTGCTTCCAGCCGTAAAGACACGGTTCGTGCTGCCACTGGTAAGGACTGCGCCCCAGCACCAGAGCATTCTTCTTCCAGATACAGCAGCCGGACAGATAGAACCCGGCATCCTTGAATGCCTTTCTAAAGTTCAGACCTTCCGTATCTGCATGGAAGATGTAGATGGAGCCGTCATCCGCCAGATGACCGTGCATCTGCTGGAACGCTGCCAGCAGGAACTGGTAAAATTCCGAATCTCCCATGTTGTCGTTCAGGATCTTGCCAGCCGTTTCTTCCACATCCACGTTATAAGGGGGATCGGAAAGTACCAGATTTGCCTTGGTGCCGTCCATCAGGGTATCGTAGCATTCTGGCTTAGTGGAATCGCCGCACAGAACGGTGTGCTTACCCAGATGCCAGAGGTCGCCCTCTTTGGAGAAGCACGGCTGCTTCAGCTCCGATTCCACATCGAAATCATCTTCCTTGACCTCTTTGCTGTGGACCTTGTTGAACAGCGTCTCGATCTCCGGCGGTTCAAAACCGGTCTTTCCAAGATCGAAGTTGGAATCCTCGATGTCCTTCAAAAGATCAGCCAGCAGGGAATCATCCCATGCACCCGTGATCTTGTTGAGTGCGATGTTCAGGGCCTTCTCCCTGGTCTTGTCGATGTCCACCACCGCGCAAGGCACTTCGGTGTAGCCCAGCTCCATCGCTACTGTCAGTCTCTGGTGACCACCGATAATCGTCATGTCGGCATTGACCACCAAAGGATCTGCGAAGCCGAACTCCGTAATGGAATTCTTGATTTTCTCGTACTCTTTATCCCCCGGCTTCAGCTTTTTCCGGGGATTGTATGCAGCCGGCTTGAGTACGGACACCGGCAGCATCTTCAGTTCAGCAGTCGCTTTCATGTAGGTTCCTCCTAATTCAGATTCCCATGCGAATGACCCCTGAAAACGGCACGAAAAAGGAGCCGAACAAAAAGCCCGACTCCATTTCATCTCCATCTTCCTGCGGCTGTTCAGCCATCTCGCACCATTCCGGGTTTTCCCCATTCACAGATGCCAAGACCTTATCTTCCGCATCGTCAATCGCATGTACACAGATACCCCCGGTGTTGAACATCGGATACACACCGATAATTTTCTTACTCACTCCTGTTCGCCTCCTTCTTCCTGCCCCGGTTGGCACAAGCCCGACTGCAATATTTTCGTTCCAGTCCGTACTGATGCCGGTAGGAAAACTCTCTGCCGCACACCGGACAGATCTTTGACCGCACTGTTCTCCAGTTTTCCGGCTTTGGGTGGGTGTTATTCCATCTTGACCGGCATTCTGGTGAGCAAAACTTTCTCGGTCTGCCTTTATGATTCGGTACAATGGCTGTACCGCACTGAGGGCAGAACGAAAAAGCCATGTCCTTGATCATCTCAGCCGTGTAATCATCCATCTGCCCTCACCTCACTCTCATTTTTCGCCGTTTCTTCGGCGGTTTCTTAGAAAAATCTCATAATTCATACGAAAAGCGGCGAAGTGGAAATCGGCCCCGTCCCGCCCGGTTGAATTGTTGTTGCGGCGGCCGATTCTCGCTCGCCCTCGCTCCTCCCGGAACAAGCTAAAATGTGCGAAAGCTCCCTGTTTTCGAGAAGTTTCACACACTTTGGTTCATTTCGGGGAATAAGAATGGCACCGGAACGAAAGCTCCGATGCCTATACATTTTCCTGTTTCATTTTGCGCCGTTATTCCTCTGACCCCCGGCCTACCAATTTTGCGGTTTTTCACAGAAAAGGGGCCACCGGTCTCCGTGTGACTTCACCGTAGAGAAGTGACCCCGGCCCCGGTGGGGCTGTCAGTAGGTGTAGGTCGGGTTGATGTCTTCGGTCAGAGTCTTCTTATCGTGACAGTTCTTGCAGAGAGACTGCCAGTTGTTCTGGTCCCAGAAAAGTTTCTGGTCACCACGGTGTGGAATGATGTGATCCACAACCGTTGCCCGGACATACTTACCCTGCTTGGCACACTGCACACATAACGGATGTGCTTCGAGATACGACTTCCTGGCTTTCTGCCAACGTCTGTTGTATCCACGCTTTGCTGCTGGCCGGGTGGCTTCTGGGTGGAGAGGCAGGTGCTTCTCACAGTAGAACCGGCCGGCTTCCACCAGCTCCGGACAGCCGGGGTGATGGCACGGTGTCTTTGGTCTGTACGGCATGGGTCAGTCCTCCCACGGAAGACCAGCCTTGCCGAAGTGACCGTAGGCACTGACCTTGTTGTAATCTACATCCAGCAGTCCCAGCCGCTTGATGATACCCTGCGGTGTCAGGTCGTAGCTGTCATGGACGTAGGCTTCGATGAAGTCAAGGGACTGGTGCTCCGTACCGAAGCACTCCACTGCCACACCCACTGGCTGTACCACACCAATGGCGTAGGCCAGCTGGACTTCGCACTTGTCAGCGTAGCCCGCCTGCACGATGTCCTTGGCAATCTTCCTCGCCATGTATGCTGCAGAGCGGTCTACCTTGGTCGGGTCTTTGCCGCTCAGAGCACCGCCGCCCATGCGACCAATGCCGCCGTAGGTGTCGCACGCCAGCTTCCGGCCAGTCACACCACAGTCGGCGTAGCTGCCACCCAGCACGAAACGACCGGTCGGGTTGACCAGCTTCGTAAAGTCACCGTCCAGACCATACTCGCAGGCGGCAAGCACCATCATGGATTCGATGATGTGCCGGAAGTCGCTGACCTCCACATCCGGGCTGTGCTGCACAGAGCAGAGGAAGGTGGTGATGCGTCCGCTCTCGTAGTCGTAACTGACCTGTGCCTTGGCATCTGCCCGGAACATCTTGGACGGATGGTTCTTCAGCAGTTGCAGGAACTTGGTAGCGACCATGTAGGGAATCGGCATCTGCTCTGCCGTCTCGTTGGTGGCATAGCCATACATGATTCCCTGGTCACCGGCACCGCCCTTGTCCACACCCAGTGCAATATCTGGCGACTGCTTGTCCACCAGAATGCCGATGCGGAGAAGCTCGGTCAGGTTCCAGCCCAGCTTTTCGGCACCGATGCGGTTGAACACATCGTGGACGATCTGGTTGTAGTTTGGCCGGTAGTTGGTGGTGACCTCGCCGGCAATAAAGAGTTGGCTCTTTTTCAGCAGACACTCGATCGCCACACGGGCGTTCCTGTCATGCTGAAGAATGTCGGTCACAATAGCATCTGCGATCTGGTCACAGATCTTATCGGGATGACCATTGCTGACCTGTTCACAAGTGATGATCTTACTCATGTTCTGTCCTCTCTTTCCTGTATCACAAAGCAGGCCGCCTTTGCCCTTGCCCACAAATAGGCTCCCACAAAAACTGCCTGCCCTGTCTCCGTTCATGGTTTCTGTTCATTCTCTTAATTTCCTTTCTTCTTCTCAACTCATGTAGCATGTAGCAACCATGTAGCTGAATTTTATATAAGAAAGCTATAAAAGAAAGTAATAATAAAAAAGGTTATGAAATCTCGGCTACAAACCAGCTACATGCTACAAAGCACCCAAAATCAGAAAAATGGATCACAAAAGACTGTCCTTTGGCTTATATGCATCCTGTACCGTCAGGTCTTCCGCTCCATTTTCCACTTCCTTGAACCTGCAGTCCATGATCAGCGTAGTCTGTCCGCCACCGCCTTTGGGACGCTTTCGGGCCACTTTGAAATGCACACCGATAGCATTTTTAAAGTTCTTCTGGTTCTCTGAGGAATACCCGTTCTCCTCACACCACTTTGTGTACAGTTGGTATGCTGCCGCCGTCCGAAGTTCCGACCCTTCCTCTTTTTCAAGCCACGCCTCAATGAACTGCCCGATCCGATCAGAATCATCCTTGTAATCTTCCGTTGCTTTCGTGACAGCCTGCGGAAGTTCCAAACCCCGCTGGCAGAACTTTTTGTACCCTTCCAGACACCAGTTGAAAATACCTGACAGGTTCTCCGGCTTCGCAAAATGCCCCTTCAGCCCCTGGTCCTGTTCTCCCTCTTCAAAATGACGGTTAAATGGGATGATCTTCAGTCGGCCGGATTGGAACAAGGTCATATCATTGACATTAGGCAGGTAGTTCGTATTGATAAAAATCTTGAACACCGGCACAAAATCAAAGCTGTTCTCATTTAGGAATCGGGCGTTGATGGTATCGTTGCCGGTCATTCTTTTTACGAGAGCTGCATTAAATGTGATCTTCTTCTCCGGCTCAGAGATATTTACAAATCTGGAGCCGACCAGA